CAAGACGCGAGCGCAACGCTCGTCACCTTCAGCGTCCCCGCGAGCATGACGCTTCCCGTTCAGCTCGACTTCCCCACCCCGCTGCGCGGGTCGGCCAACGCCGCGCTCAACTACACCGCAGGAACGACAGGATCGAACATCCTGCTCACCGTGACAGGCTTCAACTCCTACTGAGACACACGCCATGATCATTCAGAACATCGTCGGAGCGCCCGCAGCGGGCGCACCAAACGCCATCCTCAACGGTCGATCTGGCCAGCTCGGAGACTCGATCGTCAGCGAGCTGCACGGTCGGTACTACGAGACGACCTATCGCGGCAATTCGTTCCTTCTGTCCGTCTCGACGGCTGCCGCAGTGACGGCCTACACGGGCGGCGCGGCTGGAACTCCCATGCTCGCGATCTTCAACCCGATCGGATCGGGCCGCAACGCCGTGGTGAACAAGATTTCGGTCGGCAATGTCGTTGCCGCAAGCGCAGCGGGTACGGTCGCATTCGCGCTCTACTTTGGCACGACCGCCACGATCACCCAGGCTACGACAGTCGCACCGTGGAACATGGCCACCTTGCAGCAGTCGGGTTCGGTGATGACGGGATTCCGCAATGTCGCCCTGACGAGCGGAACGGCTGCCGCCAATCTCGTCGCCCTCGCCTCGTACTACTGGGCGACAGGCGCGGGCGCGGCGAATGTGACTCCGGCAGTGACCGACCTCGACGGCGCGATCATCATCCCGCCTGGCTCGTACATGGCTCTCGGCGGCTCCGCTGCGCTGACGAGCGCGACTTGGATCGGTTCGTTCCAGTGGGAAGAGGTTCCTGTCTGATCGTGATCCACGGCAACCCGTGAACTGAGCACAACGAGGAGATGCGAAATGAGACTGAACATCGGGGCAGGAGCCGACACCGAGGAAGGGTGGACGGCATGGGACATCGCGGACGGGAACCTCGCGCAGCGCATCACGCTGCCCGACGCGTCCGTCGATGAGATTCGCGCGAGCCATGTGCTCGAGCACATCCCGCGCGCCGAGACGCTGCCGACGCTCAAGGAGTGGCGGCGAGTCCTGAAGCCAGGGGGGCGGCTGTTCGTCGCCGTGCCCGACTTCGACAAGGTCGTCTGTGCCATGGAGCAGAACCTCCCAGACCCGAACATGGAGGCGTACATCATGGGTGGGCAGACCGACGCGCACGACTTTCACTGCGCGATCTTCAACTATGGCAAGCTCCGCAATCTCCTTGAGATGGCGGGATTCCAGCGCATCGCGGAGGTCGGCAAGCAGGGCGCTTCGTGGAACTGCTCGCACCACTGGTGCAGCCTGAACATGGAGGCGTTCGCGTGAAGAAGAAGTCACGGCCAAAGCGGGGCCGTCCTCCTCTTGCGATTTCCGCAAAATCAGTCGAGGAGCTTGCGGCGCTCGGCTGCAATCCCGAGGAAATCGCGGGAGTTTTGGGCTGTTCGCGAGACACGATCGACAGGAATTTTGCGGAACAGGTCGCCCTCGGAAGGATGCGGCTCGCCAAGAAGCTTCGCGAGCGTCAGATCGACATCGCCATGAACGGCAGCGTCCCGCTCCTGATCTGGCTCGGCAAGCAGTACCTCGGGCAGCGCGACAAGGCCGAGCAGACCATTCGCGAGGAGGTCGTGACCATCGAGGAACTTCCGCCGAAGCCGCCGAGCGATGCGTGAAAGTCCAGCTGAAGCCGCTAACCAGTGTCTTGCACCCGAGCCAGTTGAGCGTCGACGCGCAGCTCGCGCGGTTCTCCGTGCTGGAGATCGGTAGGCGATGGGGGAAGACCACCTACGGACGCGTCAAGGCGATGCGCCGGGCGATCAGGCGCGGCAAGGTCGGGTGGTTCGCGCCGACCTACAAGTACCTTGCCGACCCGATGCGCGACATCGAGCGCGCGCTTGCGCCCGTGACCGCGCGCATGGATCGCGTCGAGAAGCGGCTCGAGCTCGTCACGCACGGCGTGATCGACTTCTGGTCGCTCGAGGATGTCGACGCGGGCCGAGGCCGCGACTACGACCTGATCGTCGTGGACGAGGCGGGCTTCGTGCCCAAGCTGCTCGAGTGGTGGCGCAACGCGGCGCGCCCGACGCTGTCCGACCGCAAGGGGACGGCGCTATTCCTTGGCACGCCGAAAGGCACGGGCGACTTTCATCGCCTGTTCACCGAGGCGGAAGGTGACACAACTGGCACGATGCGGGCCTTCCGCATCGGAACGCGCCACAATCCGCACATCGACGCGGACGAGGTCGAGGCCGCGCGGCGGTCGCTGCCCGCCGAGGTCTTCGCGCAGGAGTACGAGGGAATCCCCGCCGAGGACGGCGGCAACCCGTTCGGCCTCGACGCGATCCGCGAGTGCATCGGGCCGATGTCGGTTGCGAAGGTCGAGCACTGGGGCGTTGACCTTGCGAAGAGCCAGGACTTCACCGTTGCCGTGGGCATCGACCGCGACGGCGCGGTCTGCCGCCTCGAGCGGTGGCAGTCTCCGTGGGGCGTGACGCGCGAGCGGCTTGCGAAGATGATCGGCGGAACGCCCGCGCTGATCGACTCGACGGGCGTGGGCGATCCGATCGTGGAAGACCTCGCGCGCGTGTGCCGCGCCGCAGAGGGCTTCAAGTTCACCTCGCAGAGCAAGCAACAGATCATGGAGGGGCTGCAACTCGCCGTCCAGACGCGGGAAATCCGCTTCCCCGATGGCTGGCTGCGCGCGGAACTGGAGTCGTTCGGCTACCGATATTCGGGAAGAAGCGTCTCGTACGAGGCGACTGCGGGGCACGATGACGGCGTGTGCGCCCTTGCGCTCGCGGTGCATTCCCGCCGCACGCGGCGACCGATGACGATGAGAGTGATATGAAAATACTCGAGCGCATCAAGGCGGCATTCACCACCGACAAGCCGAGCCGCTACGAGGCCGCGTCGAGCGCGACGCTCATCGGGCGCGACTATGTGCCGCCGCCGTTCAACTACCACGCTGCGGTGGTCGAGTGCCGTTCGTGGGTCTACGCCGCCGCGCGGCTGAACGCGGTCGCGGTCGCTTCCGCTCCGCTGCGCCTGTATGTCAAGAACCGCAGCGCAGGGACGAAACTCTGGAACACGCGCAGGACGGGTCGGCGCACCAAGGCGTACCTGTCTGGCGACCTCGCGCAGCTCCCGTCGCGCTACGCGATGCAGAAGTCGGCGGAGTACGGCGACGATTACGAGATCGTCACCGATGCTCACCCGCTCCTGACACTCCTCGCGAAGGTCAACCCGTACCAGAACGGCTTCGATGCCGCCGTCCTGCGCGTGCTGTACACCGAACTGACGGGCAATGCGTACTTGCACCCCGTGATCGACCCCGCGCTCGGCGTGCCCGTCGAGCTGTGGACGATGCCGCCCCAGTGGATGAGGATCGTGCCGGGCAACCCGCAGCGCGGGGAGCCGTGGATCACGGGCTACGAGTACGGGCGGAACGACGCGCAGCGCCAGGACTTCACGCCTGACGAGGTGATCCACTTCAAGAATCCGAACCCGCGCGACCTGTACTACGGGCTGGGCAAGGTCGAGGCCGCGTGGGGAGCCGTGACGAGCAACCAAGCGTTGCACGAGATGGACTACCACTTCTTCGCGAACAAGTCGCGGCCTGATTACCTGTTGGTTGCACAGGGAAACGCGAGCGACGAGGAGCTAGAGCGGTTCACCGCACAGGTCGAGACGAAGCTGCGCGGCACGAACAAGACGGGCCGCTTCCTCGCGATCACGGGACAGGTCGACCTCAAGCCGCTGCAGTTCCCGCCGAAGGACTTGCAGGGCCGCGACGAGATCGTCGAGGAGATCGCCGCCGTCTTTGGCGTGCCCGTGTCGATGCTTCGCGCCAACGACCCGAACCTCGCGAGCGCGACGGTCGGCTTTGCGACATGGAAGGAAACCACGATCCTCCCCATGCTCCGCATGGACGAGGAGGTGCTCAATCAGAACCTTCTGCCGCTGTTCGGCATCGAGGAAGACGCGTTCCTCGCATACGACAACCCCGTGCGCGCGGACGAGCAGCTCGAGACTACCAAGCGCACGACCTATGTCGCGGGCGGCATCCTCACGATCAACGAGGCGCGGCAGCAGGAGGGACTTGAGCCGCTGCCCGATCCGATGGCCGATCGCCCGCTCATCAACGGTCAGCCGCTAGGTGGCCCGCCCGCGCCCGCAGCGCCCGCGCCTTTCGGCGGGCTGTTCGGCGCGTCCGCGCCCGCGCCCGCCGCGCAGCCTGACGGCCTCGTCGGCCCGCTCGACGCGCCGCCAGAGGCCGAGGAGCCGACCGTGACCGCGAAGGCCGTGGAGACAAAGGACGCGCTCGGCGACTGCGTGAGCGGCAAGATTCAGACGCTTCTCGCCGAGGGCTACCCGCAGGATCAGGCGGTGGCGATCGCGTACTCGATGTGCCGCGAGGGCAAGAGCGCGGACGAGGTCATCGCGGCTATGGAGCGCGACGAACTTGCGAAGGCGAAGGCGCTCGGCGACATCGACACCACGCCGCCCGCCGCCGTCGCGGAGAACGCGCGGCGCGCGCTCGAGGTGCGCGAGACAAAGCCCGAGAGCCAGCGCGGCATGACTGCCGTTGGCCTCGCGCGAGCGCGCGACCTGGCGAACCGCCGCGAACTGTCGGAAGACACCATCCGCCGCATGGTGGCGTACTTCGATCGCCATCAGTCCGACAAGGACGGCGAGACCTGGGACGACCAAGGCAAGGGGTGGCAAGCGTGGCACGGTTGGGGAGGCGACGAGGGCTATGCGTGGGCGCGGCGCAAGGTCGAGGAGTTCGACAGCGCGCGCGAGAAGTCAGACACGGGAACGCCGCCGCCGCCCGCGCCCGCCGCGAAGTCCTGCGGCTGCGGCTGCGCCGAGCCAAAGCGCATCTCGCAGAAGGCGATGTGGGAGTCGGCTGTATCCACTGGGATACACCGCAAGAGCGCCGAGAGCGAGGGCCGCGAGATCAACGAGGCCGAGCGCAAGATGTCCGCGAGCGTCTCGGCTGTGTTCGACGATCAGGTCAAGGCCGTGCTGAACGAACTGGCGAAGGCGGGCGCGCCGTCCCGCGAGCTGATCGTCCGCGCCGAGGCGCTGCTTCGGTCGCGCCAGTATCAGCGCGCGCTTGTCGACGCGCTCGCGCCGTACCTTCGTGACGCGATCTCGGTCGGTGTCGACCTCGGCATCGACACGGTCGCCAAGGTTGCCACCACCGTCGACTTCGATGTCGAGCGCGCCGACCTTCGCGCGTACGCCGAGACGGAGTCCGTGCGCCTGGCGCGCCGCACCGCGTCTGGGGTGACCGAGCAGACATCCGTCCGCGTGCGCGAGGTGCTCGGCGAGGGACTCGAGAAGGGCGAGACGGTCGACGAGCTTGCGACCCGGGTGCAGACATGGGCCGACTCACAGAAGGATCAGGACGGGTCGTGGTCGCGCGCGCGAACGGTCGCGAGGACGGAGGCGCAGCGCGCCGCCCGCACCGCCGAGGTCGACGCGTGGACGGCGACGGGACTGGTGCAGGGGAAGACTTGGCTACTCGCTCCCGACCCGTGTGAGTTCTGCGAGGCCGCATCGAAGCGGTACGGGGAGAAGTCGATCGGCCTGAACGATTCGTTCTACCAGAAGGGCGACCTTCTGTTCGGGGTTCCTGATGCGAACGGAAAGACGCGAGAGATGGTGCTCGACTACGAGGACATCAAGGGGCCACCGCTCCATCCGAACTGTCGCTGCTCGATGCAGCCCGTTCTAAGCGATGCGCTCGAGCGCGAGATCCGCGAAATCGAGGAGTCGGGGGACATGGAGGCCGAGCGCCGCCGCATCAACCTTGAGGCAGGAATCCAATGAACACGATTCAGATCGTCCGCAAGGCTCTCCCCGCAGAGATTCGCACGACACCCAGGGGATTCACCGCAGTAATCACCGCAGAGACGCTCGACCGCGACGGCGAGGTGCTTATCCCGCAGGGCATGAACTCGTCGGAGTTCGAGCGCAACCCGATCCTCTTCTGGAACCACGACTACGCGCAGCCTGTCGGCAAGTGCCTGGGGCTGAAGCGAAAGGACAGCACCATCGTCGGGGACTTCCAGTTCGCGCAGCGGCCTGACGGATACGCGGGCGAGTTCTTCCCCGAGGTCGCGGCGGCGCTCGTCGGGCAAGGGATCATCAAGGGCGTGTCGGTCGGCTATGTGCCAGAGGACGGCGGCACGCGCCGCGCCAGCGAGGTCGATCGCAAGAAGTACGGCGACCGCGTGCACACGGTCTACTCGCGGTGGAAGCTGCTCGAGGTGTCCCTCGCGCCGCTTCAGTCGAACCCCGACGCGCTCATCATGGCCGTCAAGAAGGGACTCGTGTCGCGCGTGGCTGCAAAGCGGTTCTTCGGCATCGAGGTTCCGCGCCGCGTCGCGGTGACAGTCGCGCTGCCTTGCGCCGCGCCCTCAATCGAAGCGAAGGCCGCGCCGATCTCCATTGAGAGCGTGGTTCGTCGCGAGGTCGCAAAGGCCCGCGGCGCGATCTACCTCGACTGACGCTCGGCTTGTCTCACGGCGTGTCGCCTTCAGGAAAGCCTCAAGCGGGTACGGAAAGACAAAGGTTGTCCCATGAAGACCATGAATCTCAGCGACTTCCGCAGCGCACTCGAGCGCGCGGGTCGCATCAAGGGCGAACCCGGCGTGATGGCCCAGAAGTCTCTCATCCTCGACGGCTACATGATCGTCGATGAGAGCGGAATGGCCGTCGACCCCGAGACGCTCGACATCGTCATCACCCCAAGCAACGCAGCTCCCGCCGCTCCCGAGACGGACGCGGCCAAGCAGGAGGATCCCATGACCGAAGAGAAGATCGCGAGCGCCGTCAAGGCCGCGCTCGCCGACATCGTCAGCACCAAGGCCGTCGCCGCGCAGCCGCGCGTCGAGGCTCCCCGCGCATACGGCAAGCTCAAGTCGTTCAAGAACACCCGCGAGGGCATCGACTCCGCCTACCGCTTCGGTCGCTTCTGCGCCGCCGCGATGGGACACACCAAGTCGCTCGAGTGGTGCAAGACGAACGGCGTGTCTCTCGTTCGCGAGAAGGCCCATGTCGAGGGCATCAACTCGGCGGGTGGCTTCCTCGTCCCCGAGGAGATGGACAGCGAGCTCGTCACGCTCCGCGAGGAGTACGGCGTGTTCCGTCGCGAGTCTCGCACGATCCCGATGTCGAGCGACACGCGCGTCGTGAACAAGCGCACCACGGGACTGACCGCGTACTGGATCGGCGAGGGCGCACCGATCACCAAGAGCGATCAGGTGTTCGGCTCGAACAAGCTCGTCGCCAAGAAGCTCGGCGTTCTCACGGAGATCTCCAGCGAACTCAACGAGGACTCGCTGGTCAACCTCGGCGACGAGGCCGCTGACGAGATCGCTCAGGCGCTTGCATTCGCGGAAGACCGCGCGGGCTTCCTCGGCGACGGCACTTCCGCGTTTGGCGGCATCGTCGGACTCGAAACGATCCTCTCTGACGCGACCTTCCAGCAAGCCGACATGGGATCGGTCACCGCCTACTCTGGCGTTGCCCTTGCCGACCTCGTCGCGGCGTTCCGCAAGCTTCCCGCGTGGGCCGCTTCGCGCAACAATGTGAAGATCTTCTGCTCCAAGTCGGCTTGGCACGGCATCTTCGAGCGTCTCGCGGCGACCGCTGGCGGCAACACCATGCAGACGCTGGCGGACGGACTGCGCACCCCGCAGTTCCTCGGCTACCCCGTGGTCTGGACTCAGGTCATCCCCGTGACGGAGTCGGGCGGCGCGACCTTCGCCTTCATCGGCGACCTTCGCCTGTCCTCGTACTTCGGCGATCGCCGCCAGACGGCCATCGACTTCTCGAACACGGGCGGCGACGCGTGGGCCAACGATCTCATCGCAGTCCGCGCGACCGAGCGCCTCGACATCGTCAACGCCAATGTCGGCTCCGCGTCCGCCAGCGGCGCAGTCATCAAGCTCACCCTCTGATTCACCGCGACGGGGCGGCGGGCGACCCCCGCCGCCCCTGAGCAGGAAGGAAAAATTCCATGAAGCCGAACACCAAGTTCCAGATCGCCGCAATCGGCGCGACGAATGTCTCGCAGCTCACGGCCAGCATTGACTGCCGTGGCTTCAGCTTCGCGCGCATCCTGTGCATCTCCACGGGCAACCCGGGCCTCTCGACCGTTGTCTCGAACAACACCCTCGAGGACTCGGACAACAACAGCACCTGGTCGGCCATCGCGGCCGCTGCGGCTGGCACGGCGTACACGCCCTCCAGCGCGACGGTCGCCACGACCGAGGCGCGCCTCATCTACGAGGTCGACCTCCGTGGCCGCAAGCGTTACCTCAAGCCGACCTTCACCCTGCACGCGACCACGCAGCCCATCATCGCCGTCGAGCTTGGCCTCGCGGCGGATGCGCCCGTGACCGCCGCGCAGAACGGCGCGGCGCACCTCGCCGACATCTGAGGCACTCGCCTTTCGCATCGGCGGCTCGGCCCCTTCACGGGGTCGGGCCGCTGTGCGTTTGCGCGGCTATCCTGCCGATGAAACCTGTGCCGCACGCGAACATCGAGGCTGTTCAGATGCGACGGCGTGTTACGCGGCGGCGACACACTGGAGGTGCGAATGCCAGAGCGAAACGATGTGCTTGCCCGCGCGGCGAGCGGTACGGAACTCGATGTGGCCAAGGGCGTGCAGGGCGACGAGGCGCGCTTCGATGTGCCCGATTTCGACGCGGCGATACGGATGTACACGGACGGCACGGGCAGCGTCGAGGAGGCCGTCCTCGCGCGCGGCGAGTACAAGTCGATCTGGAACCGCGAGAAGCTGTCGAAGGTGTTGAGCCTCGCAGGGTGGGACATCCTCGGAGGCTCGACGGGCGTGTCGTGGTCGGACGGCGACGGCTGGCTCTCGGTGATTGCGCGCCGATGCAAGCGCCCGAGGCCGACGCTCCCCATGAAAGAGGTGGCCGCGATCATGTCGCTCCCGCGCATCGCGTGGACTGAGACGATGGGCGCGACTCACATGGCTTGCGCACGCCTCGGCATCGACTTCACGAAGGCAACGGGCGTGTTCTGGGGCCAGTGCCTCCAGCGCATGATGGAAGGCATCGTGAACTCGGGCGAGCGCAAGTACATCCTGACGATCGACTTCGACTCGATCTTCGACGAGCAGGACATCATCCGCCTGTGGCAGATCATGGAGTCGAACCCCGATGTGGACGCGCTGTTCCCGCTTCAGATCGGGCGCGACCGCGACACGGTGCTTCTGTCGATCAAGAACGACAAGGGCGAGCGCATCACCCATGTCCCCGCCGAGATGTTCCACCGCGAGGTGGTCGACTGCGAGACGGGGCACTTCGGCCTGTCGCTGATCCGCGTCGACGCGCTCAAGCGGATGGAGAAGCCGTGGTTCGTCTCGCAGCCGAACGCGGCCGGCGAGTGGGGCGACGGGCGCGTCGACGATGACATCTTCTTCTGGAAGGCGTTCGCGAAGACGGGCCGCATCTGCGCCACGCCGCGCGTCCGCATCG